TATAATCATCTTTTAGAATCAATTCAAAGAACAGTTCTCCTTCAATGAGGAATTGTCTAAAATAGTTCCAGCCATTGTCTTCCAAATCCATCATGGCAACAAAACGGGAGAATTCCTTCTCAATTTCTTCCTTCTTTTCCGATTCCAGATCAGTATTACGGATTTCTAGAGTTACAATCTCCCCATTCTCATCCACATTGATTGTCTCATCACAAATCTCATCCATGGCATCTGCCACTTCAGAGTAAGCGGCAATCATGCGATAGTCCCGCAAACGCCCCGGTTTTTCCTCCGAAGCTTGGGAATACATCAAATCCGTAAAGGACTTGTCTTGGTAAATCGCAGAGAACGCTGTGTTGTTCCAGTCGTTGTTGAGAGCTACGGAATTACGGGCAATTGCTTCCGGTCTGCGTAATCCAATCTTTTGGAAATATTTATATTTTGTATTCTTCGCCTCATCGGGAGTCTTCTCAATGAAATTCCCGCGATTCTTCAAATAGGACTGCATGTTCCTATCAAATGTGGAACCTTTGCCGTCATTACTAACGTAGGATTTATTTGAAGATTGTGTAGAAGAACTATCGGAACCCGCCATACTTACTATTTAGGTCAAACATGTGATTATTCAATCTTTATCACAATCAATTCCCCTTTAACTTGAAATATTAATTTACAAATTAAGGTTCCCACATTTCATCCCCTTCAAATGAATATGGATTATTCGTGTATTGTCGTTGACGAATCTCATAATCGATTATAGAATTTAATTTAGATTTAGCTCTTTGTAAAGCTTCTTTATAAGAAGACCCGCTCTCTACAACATCTGGTACGTTATCTCCCTCTAGGGTTACAAAAAAAGTCCCATCTTCATCTCTGCTAATATGCCAAATATTACCATCTTCGTCGGTTATTGTTCCACCGGGATGAGATAATCCTTCCATATACAATTTAGCGATTGCGATTTGATCTTTCGTAGTCATGATATTATTTAGTGAAATTGTTTTTTTAGTAGGATGCAACCCATCCTGCGTCATTTGCCGTCACGAAAACCATATTACCCGACAAATTAGCAAAATAATTTGAACTTAGCGACACCGTGACAATATTATCGTTCACCACCGTAATCACATTCTCTGGTAATAGATAGGCGGAAATGGTGGGGAACTTAGCAGTATCAATCTCCGTATATACCAATTCGGGAATATTATAAGCACCGGACAAATACCAAGTGTTATTATATCCAAATCGCTTACCATAGAATTGGAAATTCCTATCATTCAGTTCCGTGACCACCAGAGAATCCCCTTGGTGAATACCGTTGATGAAATAATTGGTGAATTCGGGATATGCACTGATTGATATGCTATCTGTCACCACTCCTTCAGCACTGATCGCATCAAAGAGATTGTAATCACAAAAGCGATTGCTAACAGGGAGAGCATGGAAATCAGCATTCACCACATAGATCGGTGCTTGGGTCTGATTGTAATCCTTGAACAACCATCCCTTGACCGTGAAAGAGGTGGAAGCGGAAATTCTCCATTTCACATCGGGAGACAAGTCCTTGGGATTTTCATAGGCAATATCACCCGACCATTGGATTTCCGAACGAATCTCATCAATGAACGGCATGTCGAATTTCTCAGGAACTTTCCAAGAAACAATGATGTATGGATTGCAATTCACCACAAAATTCTGAATGATCTGATCCAAATCCTCCTTGAAATAACAGATAATATTCACATCCAGAGTAAGATTTACGGGAATTGGTTGAGGTATTTTAGCCATCCGATTCGTGGAATCCAACTGTTTCCTATAAATGAATTGATCTTTATTATGGATACGAGACGGATCACGCGCCAATGAGGTTTGCTCAATCGTCACCACGGGTAGGGTGAGCGTCTTGGCTCTATCGCTCAGATCATGGAGAACACGGTGTTTCGGTCCATTGACATAGCGAACCTCAATCTTCTCCTTTGCTACACGGGTGCGAGCATCATAACGATATACGAATGCATCGTCAAACGCTGCAACGAACATGTTGAGGAGTTGGGAATTTTCAAAGAAGTAGCTGTAATCATTCACTACTTCTTATTTAATCAAGGCATATTCTCAGGGACGGAAACTTTGTAAATCCCATCCTTTCGTCTCTCCCACCCACCTTTCAAATCAATGCCATAGAACGCGATGGGGTATTTTATCCATTTTTTATTATACCAATATGGATTTTTACCAATTTGCCATTTCCAGAGTGATCCATATTTGGCTTGAATGTGCCAAATTCCAATTCTTATGTTAATCCAACAGTCGCTCATATTATTAAAAATTTCCAAATCCCATAGACTTTTCCACAAACGAATTTTCCACACTGATATCCTTGTGATGATTGAAAATCTCAGCAAGGGTCATTTCCTTATCAATCTTGATATTTAATTCACAAAAATCCGCCAATCTTTGTCCTTCTTCAATTGATAATTCCGCAAATTTGTATTCAAAATATAGACGACCTTTCCGCAATAACGCAGGATCAACCTTTTTCAGATCGCAATTAAATGTGCATATTACCTTCATTTGTAATGCGTCCTTGAGGAAGCCATCGCAAATTCCAAGCAAGTTATTGGTTCCAGAATTCCTATCAACTGATAAAATCTCCTCCGCATCTTCGATGATTAGAAAATTTTTCTTGTTCTGTAACATGAATGAAATGAATCCGGGTGATGAAATAACCGATACCATGGATGGGGGGACATAGATGACATCCTCTTCCGCTTCCATGATGAGATTCTTCAGCAGGTTTGATTTTCCACCACCGGGAGGTCCATGTAACAACAGTAGGCTCTCCGTATCATCATCCTTCATGAACTTTTTGAATTTATCATATGGAAATTTTGAGCCATAGTAGATATCGTAGCGATTGTCTTTAATCTCAATGTTGGAGAAATTCGTCTTCTGCTTCGTAAGCCCGTGTTGTGTCTGAGCGATCATATAAAAATTCTTTTCAGAAGCAGGAAGAAACAAAAATTCTCCATCCACAAATTCCTTCAAAAATTCCTCAATCCTCTTCCGATTCTTAACCAGAGGAGAAAAGTTGATAGTGATCCCTCCACTATTCGTTGTGCCGCCGAATGCGCGAGCATCATCGTCATCATCCTTCTCAATCTTATCTTCCGGCATACCAAACGTAGCCCGAACCATAAGCGTCAGATCATCACAGTAATAATATCCCGTATTGTATTCATTGATTTTGAATTGCTGCGTGACATCGAAGTTCCATTTTCTCAGGAAATCATGGATTCTATCAAGCTGTTGCTTGTCAAAGAGATAGTCATCTATTGCCAGAGACACATGGGAGATGTTCCCGTATTTCTGCTCAAATTCTTGGGGGTAATCGGAAGGGCTAAGAAATTTTCCCTGATGGGAAACCCAGAACACGTTCTCCAACGATTTGTCGATTATTGTTTTTAATTTACTCATTCTTTTCTTTTTATTTTTTAAATTTTTGTAGTATTCGCCAATCCTTCGATACGATCTAACCTCCTTATCAAAAACTTTTTTAGAAATTTTCACGAAAATCTATCTAGAAAGAACTTTGGCAGCTTTTTCTTGTTCCTATTTATAGCATCAAAAATGCTCCCGTCAAGGATATAAGTTTCACAATAGTCATCTTCCGATCTAACACCGCGCCCACACGCTTGCACCAGTGTCTTCAACATCTGATTACCATACCAATCCTTGTCAAGCTTCATCAGCTTTTCCACACGCACATCCTTGGTTGGAAGCCAAGGTGCCTTCAGAATGATCTGGAACCGCGCCAGATCGCCTTTCAGGTCAACACCATAGGTCATGGAGGGAGACACCAGAACAGTGGGTTCCTCGGACTCCTCATGCATTTCCAAAAGCTGTTCGTTATTCACACCCGGTTCCCGACAAAGCAATCGATCTGATTTGACATTATCTCGAATATAATCCGTCAAGTATTGGGTATGAGTATGAATAATCCCCTTCTCCTCTCCATGGTGTTCAAGAATCCCCTTGATCTGTTTCACCAGTTGAGGAAGCATGGATTTCAAATTTTGAAAATTCAGCTTTTGTTTTGCCATGATACTGATCGGAGATTTCTCAGGATCAAAATCAGTGCCAATGTGAAGATATTCATAATCTTTGATTCCCAGAGATTTACAATATGCATCGGGATCAATGATTGTTGCAGACATAATAACCACCTTTTCTGCATGGGAAAATAGATGTTTGGAAAGGACATCCACTTTCAGGGGAATGAACCGGATACCATATTCCACCCGCTCAATGATATAATCACTATCATAAAATGATTCGGAAAGTAATCCCAAAGAATTGAAAAGATTTGTAAGTTTGGTATATTCCTGTTTCTTTTTATTGAACGTAATGATGTCTTTCTTCGCGGTGTTGGAAGAGAACCATTCCTTATAATCTGCACAAGATGTTTCAACTTTTTCAATCAGGGAATTCACCCACGCAAGAACTTTGGGCTTATTCTTGTCATCGTTGGGGAACGGTTTCACCAACGTCTGAGTCTTCATCAGGAACGGGATATCCACCTCACATGTGAATTGACTCACTAATTGCTCTTCCAATTCTGATCCCTCGTCACACACCATCACCTGCCTCTTCTTGAGATGATTTGGCAAGGAGAAAAACATACTATAATTCAGAGTGGAGAATTTAGAAGTAAGCATTTCATTACGGGAATTATAATAAGGACAGCGATTCGCTTTCCAACATTCGTTCTTCTGGTTTGCCACGTAGATACAGGGAGCAACATCAACCGATAGCGTGTCATCCACATCACATTGGTAATTACTCTTACCTTTCAGCATTCCCGTATCATCGAAGGTCATCTGATATTGGTCTTGAAGAGATTTGGTGATTGTCAGGGCATAACAACCAAAGGGTTCAATATCAGATACCAACGTTGCCCCCTCATCACTAAAGATGCTATAATTTCTGACGATCCTTTCAAATTCGGCAGGAACATCTTTGGATACATTACCAAGCGTTTTAGCTAAGTGCGTCTTACCAACGCCCGTGTCGGCATGAACGATTACGAATTTCTTACCATTTTCAAATGCTTTTTCAATGGCATTGAGAGCTTTGGCTTGTTTGTCACGGGGATTGAATCCCTCTGGAAAGTTTAAGATTAA